AGGCGTTGGATAAAAACGATGTCCGGCGTGTTCTGTTCTCGAAGAGCGGGTACACAGACATCAGGCAACTGACGTTTGATCTGTCTACGAGCGATGTCTTGTCAACCATGATCCGCGATGCCAGTCTGGTTTTCGGCTCATTAGACATGCGAACGGCCAAGCGCTACGTGGTGTCGATCGGGATACCTGAAAGCTGGAAAGACAAGCCCGATACGCTTCAGTTCATTGAGCACGTGCTTCAGTCGGTGTCCAAGGCGACCCGGCATACCCCGGATTCGCTTCGGTGTTCGTATTTCAACAAAAAGCTCACCTCCCTTCAGGTGCACATCCTCATATCGGGAATGGCACGTGGTAAAGGTATTGACAGGATGATTCATAGCGCCGAGAAAGACAAAGCGCGATTGGATTCCCGGGAAAACGTAAATCGGTTAAATATTTAAGAATAGTCGATACACATTGGTCGTTGGATCGATAAGATATATGCAGGAGGTTACATGGCTACGAAAACGCTTAAAGGCACTACCATCGAAGAGTGGCGATCCCACATAGTCGAATTCAAGTACAAGGGCAAGGCGTACAACTCGCCTATCGAGAACCGTCTTGTGCTTCGTGACCTCTCGACCGACGAGATCAAAGAGCACTTGAACGAAATACCCGGTCGCCTGTCCTACTGGAAGAGCTTGCAGGTGGGCGTCGAGCGTGAAATCGCTGACCTCGAAGAGGACTTCGATTTGTGGTTCCAGAAAGTATACATGGAGCTTGACGAGCAGTACAGCAAGAATACCGAGACATGGAAAAAGTCGAAAGTAATTCTTGATAACACCGTTCAGTATCGGACGCGTAAAGCAGCTATCCGTGACCTTCAAGACGTGAACAAGAAAATAGGCGTCTTGACCACCGGGTACAACACCATGACGTGGACGCTTCGTGAAATAGCTCGGCTCACTTACGGTGAATTGAGTAACATAGAACTTCGCGGTAAGGGAACCCTTGCCGGGCGATAAGGAGAGACAGAACATGAAAAGTCTTAGCAACCAACAGGATGTCAAGTCAACGCAGAAAGCCATGGAGAAAGCTCCGAGCTGGTATCTTGGCATCCCGGATCAGAAAACCCCGTGGTATTTCATCACGCTCGATTACGCCGATGGCTACGTCCATTGGTATGATGTCGGCGGCAACGGACGGAGGATCGTTTGCGCAGGCGGGCTTGAGGGTAAAGGTTTTGCGACCGATGCCTGCCCGATATGCGCCCACGTTCTCGAACTCTATCAAGAAGCGAAACGCCTCGTTGAAGAGGGTGACGAAGCCCGGGCAAAAGTCCTGAAGGATCGCGCCAACAAGCTTCACGGAAAACCGGAAGTCCAGTTCAAGGCGATACGCGGGCAGCGGACCCTTCTCAAAACCAAAACAGGCAAAGAGTGGGTGCCCGATTTCGACATGGAAGATTCCGAGAGTTCAACCGGCATCGGCGTGATATCTCTTTCCGAGTCTCAATTTTCCGGGCTTACCGGGATGATAAACGGGGAAACCACTTCATTCATTGCCAGCGGCGACGACCTTGGTAAACGAGTTTTGTGGACCGCCAAGGAAAACAGGAAAGGGAAGTCGAGCAACTACAGCGCGGTCGTATGGTCTGCCGATGCTGCCGAGTCGGGAATGCCCGATGTGGAAATTCCGCAGGAACTTTTGGACATGGACCTCGCTGAAAACTTCGCCATCGATTCCGAAGAGATCGAAAAGGTATATTCCTTGATCTCCGGGCAGGCTGTGGAAGCCCCCGAAGCGGATGATCCGGTGGAGACTGAGGCCGAGGGTGATTCCGCTGAGACTCCGGATGACGCCGATCTCGATGACCTTCCCGAGGATACCGATTTCGTTGACGACCTCCCGGAAGAGGAACCGGCATCTAAAATCGCTCCGCGTGTCGCCCCTCGCCCTGCGGCTACGACCAAGGCACCTGCGGCCAAGATAGCTCCCACTTCAAAACCGGCAGCTCCCGCAGCGCATCGCCCCGGCGCAACACCTGCACGGCCCTCTGGAAAGGTAAAGTTATAATGTTGAGTCGCCCGATAGAGTACCAAACAACTAATTCAGGGTGCATAGAGATTACCTCGCATGTAGCATTATGCGGTAGTGGTAATTGTCGATACACTCTTTTAACCTTACGAGGTAAGAAAGTTGGTGCTCATCGGGCGGCTTATGAGAAAAAATATGGTGAGATACCAAAAGGGATGCTAGTATGCCATTCATGTGATAACCCTAAGTGTGTAAACCCAGACCATCTTTTCTTAGGTAGCCACAAAGATAATAATCATGACGCGGCACTTAAAAAAAGAACGGCGCTTCATGAACGTAATTTTAATACCAGACTTACTGAAGCTGAAGTTATGGACATCCGTAAGACCTATGTTAATTTGGGTAATAAATCCCACTCTTGCAGCGCTGTAAGCTTAGCTAGGTTGTATGGTGTGTCAAAAACTACAATCTTGAATATTGTTAGTATGAGGACTTGGAAATGAGACATGACGAACTTCGAGCTAAAGTAAACGCCGCGTTGAATCGTGATGCCCTTGGTACTCTGGTAGCCGAAAAGGGTAAGCGGTTGACCCACGGATTATCATTGACCAGCTTGAGGCTGAATATGTCGCTTTCTGGATCGCCTTTTGTCGGGTTTGTTTGGGGCCGTATCGCTGAGGTGTATGGTCCTGAGCAATCTGGAAAGACTACGCTGACGCTTCACGCTATTGCTGAGGCTCAGAAACTTGAAGCACTTACCGGGGAACCTATTCCATGTCTTTTTGTTGACGCTGAACATGCGCTCGATGTGTTTTATGCTGAGTGCTTGGGTGTCAACCTTGAGAACCTATCTATAAGCCAACCGGACTGCGGTGAAGACGCTTTGAATGAAGTTGAAATCGCCATAAAGTCCGGGTATCGGCTTGTAGTTATCGATTCTGTTTCTGCTCTGGTTCCACGCGCTGAGCTTGAGGGTGAAATGGGTGAAGCCCATGTTGGTCTTCAAGCTCGTCTTATGAGCCAAGCCCTTCGCAAGTTGACTGGATTGGTCGCAAAGACAGGCGCTATTATTATTTTTATAAATCAAATACGTTTGAAAATTGGCGTTATGTTTGGTAATCCAGAAACCACTTCAGGTGGAAACGCTTTAAAGTTTTATGCTTCTTATCGCTTAGAAGTACGCGCCCCACGGTCTGAGAAAAAAACAGGAAAGACGTTGATGGGTTATGGCGCGGAAGAGGCGGGAATTGAAACCGGAACCGGTACCAATGTTAAAGTGGTGAAAAACAAGTTGTATCCTCCACATCGTACCGCATCTTTTGTGATTGAATACGGGAAGGGTATCGACAAGGTAGCCGATACGATTTCATTCTTGGAGTTCGCCGGGGCGTTTAAACCCCCAAAGATTAAAGTAAAAGAAGTAGAGGTTATAGAAACAAAACAGGCGTCCAAACCGGGCATGGGACAAAAGAAAATAAAAAAGGTTGAGCCGGTTATTGTCCCGAAAGTAAAAGGGGATGTTTTGTATATTCCGTCAAAGGGAAAGTATTACACATCGCGTGGTTTGGCTATGATTCTTGAAGAGCCGGAAGTCTACGCTGACGTGATCGAAATAATTAAGTCATTGGAGGCTGCCCTGTGATTTTTATAGCTGACATCCATTTGGGTAAGACGAATGATTCGATCGATGTTGAAGGTACTCCGAGCCAGACCGTGGATATCCGTAAACGTTTGGATTTTATTCAAGCAATTGCCCGGATGTCGAAGCAAACTATTGTGGTGGGTGGTGACATTTTCAATCGAATGAATCCAACCACTCAGGTCATGTCGGTGTTTTTTGACTGGTTATCGAAATGCTCTGACAACGACGTTCCCGTAATCCTGCTTGCCGGGAACCATGACGGCGGTGTCGATTGGACTTCCATGTTTATGGTGGCGCGTATAAGCATGAAAGGTATAACCACAGTTACGCATCCGAGTCTTGTAGAAATCGTCGAGGACGGTTTTGTTCGTGTAGCGTTGGTTATCCCCCATGTGCCTACTAATCTGCAAGAGCAGGCCGAGCAGGGTCACGGGTCGGTATCGAAATGGGTAAGCACCACGTTTCCAAAAAGTGATTTTATAATCACTCATGGCATGATAAAGGATTCAAGTTACTCGAACGATATCTTTTTTGAAGCCGGAAATGCCATGACAATTGATCCATCGGCGTTCACCAATTTGGAGCTTATGCTTTTAGGGCATATCCACGGGCATATCAAAGGGAAAAAATGGGCGTATCCCGGAAGTCTTACCATAAACAACTTTGGCGAAGTGGATGAAGCCAAGGGTTACATCGAGGTGGATTTAAAAACTTTGAAATGGAATTGGACGGCCTACCCTGAATCTGACATTACGCCATGGGTCCATGTCGAGCTTGATTTTACCAACAAGGATGAAACCAGTCTCGATGAATCAGTTATAAAACAATTGGTTTCCGGGGCTATTATAAAAATAACCGTGCTGGCAAAAGCGCATGGTGTGATAAACGAAGCGGGAATTAGAAAGCTGTTTAACAAGTACGGATATGTTACCCGCTTTGAAACCGTGGTGGTAACCGCAGGAAACAAAGCGGTGAAGAGTGATGTGACGTTATCGCATGACCAGCTTCTTGTTGAATACGTGAAGGGTGCCCAAGAGCATAAAGAAGTAAAGCTTTTGGCTTTAAAACTTGGTCGAGAAATAATCGCGGGGGTTTTGGAATGATAACGAGAATAGCGCTTGAGAACTTTTTATCATACGAATCCGTAGACGTTTCATTTTACGGTTCCACTTTCGCGGTGGTAGGCGACAACGGAATGGGCAAGAGTGCGTTCCTTGAATCCATACCTTATGCATATTACGGCGTTGGCCGGGAAGACAAACTCGGGATGAGCCGTATCCATGGTGACGGATCACACCGGGTCGATATCTGGGATGACCATGATATTTGTGTAACTCGTGGAAGGAAAGCAAGCGGCGCTGGTTTTACCGAGGTGCACAATGGGGATAACCTGTTGGCAAAGGGAGCTGAGGCTGACGCGTGGATTGCCAATTATTTAAAGATGGACGTTGATACCTTCATGCTCACTTCGTTTTTTGGTCTTGGCGATTCCTACACTGATAAGCTGCTTCACGTTTTGCCTGCTGCCCGTTTGGAGGCGTTACAAAATCTTGCGCAGGTTGGGCCATATAACAAGTTTCTTGCGAAAGCGAAAGATGGATGTGCCAACGCTGAGAAGGTCGGCGCTGCTGAGGCTGCCCGTAAAGACGGCGCTGAGGCGGTGCTTAATAGCAGCCTTAGTTTAAGCGATGAACTGGTGGTATGCGAAAAGCTCATTGAAAAAGCTGATGCAAAAGTCGATGCTCTGAAAAAGGTACGGGCTGATCTTCAGGTTGAAGAAAACGCGTACCTTACTTTGGTAAAAGAAAAAGAGCGGTTGTTGGTGGAGCGAAAAGGGCTTACCGATAATCTGAATGACTACCAGACTGACATCAATGAATACAATGCTACGATAGCGTCTGAGACTGAAGCTTTGAAGGTGAACCGACAGTCTTTGAAAGAATACACGGCCTTGATTAAAGCCAAAGATGTAACTGGCTTGGATGAGAAAATAGAGAGCATAAAAGAAAGTATAACCGTAAAGAAAACTACGGCTCAGTTGAAGAACGTGGCGTCAAGACTTTCTGGCAAGGTTGCGAAGTGCCCGTTGTGCGATCAGGATATAACCAAGGATATCATAGCGTCATGGGAGAGCGCGGTAGCTGAGCTTAACGCTGAAGTGGTTTCGCTTTCAAAGTCGCTCGAAAGTTCCCAGAGTGCTTTGAAAAGTTATCAAGATACGACATCGTTAATCGAAGACCTGAACGACCAGATATCCGATTCGCTTGAGAACGTTGGGGCTGCTAAGAAATCAATCGCGGATACGACTACGCTGCTGTCGCAGTGCAAGGCCGATCTCTTGCATAAGGACAGCCGGTTTGACGTGGTATCTGAAAAGCTCGGCCTTGAGTACCAAGGTCTTTTGCAAAAAATAAATAACGTTCTGGCTGACATTGATAAGTGTCAGGAAGAAAAGCATACCCATGCAGGTGCCGCCGTTCAAATGCGTGAATCCATAAAGCGATCAGACGCCGCGAAAAAAATAGTTGCGGAGTCCGATAAGCTTATACAGCGGAGCGCTTTGGACATTGCCGCTTTCAGTTTGTTGAAGTCGGCGTGGAATCGCTATGGCATCCCGCTTCAACTGGTAAACCGATTGGCAGTTAGAATTGAAGAGCGGGCGTCTGCGGTGTACAAGGAATTCGATAATGGGCATATCGAGGTTCGAGAAGTCGAGGATCGCGGTAAGCCCGGTATCCAGTTTTTCCTTGTGGACCAAAAAGGATCACGGACTTTCGGACAATTGAGCATGGGTGAAAAGATCATGTTCTTTATTTCGGTGCGTGTTGCGGTGGCTCAGATCATCGCTGAGGATTCTGCCATCAATGTGGACTTCCTTGTGCTCGACGAGGCCATGGGAAATCTCAGCCCGAAGAGTCGAGACAATCTGGTGCGTTTGGTAAACAAGTCGTTACGCAAGATATTCCCGCAATTGATATTGGTTACCCATACCGTGATACCTGAAATATTTGACAGGTCGATCGAGGTTACCATGAAAGACAGCGTTTCAAGCATACGAGTGCTGTGATTGAGTTTACATACGCTGAGAGTGACGCTGACTTTCAAGCGCGGGTTATAGCGAGAAGCGATGGGCGGTGTTCATGGATCGGGTGCAACTCTGAATGGGGTGTGGCCGCCCATCACGTGGTTGATCGTAGGCATTCTGGGTTACGGCTTATTCTTGAGAATGGAGTATGTTTATGTGCGAAGCACCATTTACTGATACAGACATCGGGGCAGCTCCGGGAGAGGATATCAATCCTGTTGGTGGGGAGACAAACATATTTGGCACTTCAGGAAGAGCTACGGATTACTTCGTTGCGGAATCCTACCGACCTTACCAACGAGAAACCATAGAAGAGATCGAGGCAGCTTACGAGAAAGGTTACCGGCATGTCGTGGTGGATGCACCTACAGGGTCCGGTAAAAGTCATATAGCGCGTGCACTTGCGTTTCAATCTGGAAATGCTCATATTTTGACTGCTCAGAAAATACTTCAGGATCAATACGAGTCTGAGTTTTCTGATATGTTCGTTATGAAGGGCCGGGGCGCTTACGAATGTTTAGCGGGGGATGTAGGCACTACCTGCGCGAATGGCCCTTGTCGTTTGAAGAAACGAATGCCCTGCGATGGGTGCCCTTATCGAAGGGCGAAGGGTAGCGCTTTGAGCGCGGTGGTCACCGTGCATAACTTTGATTCTTTTTATTACCAGAACTCTTTCGGTGCCGGGTTCCAAGGTAGGAAGCTTATAATCATTGATGAGTGTTTTGTTGGATCAACTCCTGTGATGTGTGAGCGTGGTAACACGTTGATACATGACATTAAAGTTGGGGATATGGTTTGGGCTTATGATGTTGGTAATAAAGCTTTTAAGCTTAAAAAGGTTTTGAATAAGTTTGTTAAAAGTACAAGCACTCTTTATCAAGTTACTTTTGGAAACCAGTCTATCGTGAGGTGCACTGGCAACCATCTATTTTTGACTGCCTCTGGGTGGGTAGAAGCTAATAAATTAAAACTTGGTATGGACATTGTGCAAAACATGGAGTACAATAATGGTTATGGGAAGACGTGGGCCAATATCAAACGAAAAAGCCGCTTACCACTATTTGGAAGCATCGTGCAGTTTTTGTGGAACTTCTTTTGTGTGTCTCAGCCAAGGGAAAATATCACACTACAAAAGACATGGGGTAGTGTACTGTTCCAGAAAATGTGGTCTATCGGCAAAGTCTGTTGCTATGATGGGGCGAACTGTCTCTGTGGAGGCTCGCAATGCGTCCTCGATTCGTATGACACGAAACAATCCCATGAAGTCAGCGGAGACACGCGCAAAGGCATCGGCTACTTTACGGACGATGGGTTGGCAGCCCCCTGTGAGAGGTGGAAACGGGAGGGGCTTAACCAAAGCTCAAATTCTGTTGTCAAAAAGTCTCGGATGGGAAACCGAAGTGATTGTACCAACTTCCGTGTTACTTCGGGAAGAGTATCGTTGCCCAAAGCACTACAAGATAGATGTGGCGAATCGAACGTATCAAATAGCCGTAGAGGTGGACGGTGGTTCTCATGGCTCTTTAGTTCGGAAAGAGCAGGATCATCGGAAAGAAATCGTTCTGGGTTTGCTAGGGTGGAGAGTGTTGAGGTTATCAAACAAGGAAGTGATGGCAGATTTGAAGAATTGTGTCCTGAAGGTTCAGTCTATGATATTGAAGTAGAGGATTTGCATACCTACGTGGTTAATGGCGTTGTAGTGCACAATTGCCATAACATTGCAAACAAGTTTTCTGAGTTTCTTTCTTTTACTATAAACAGCCGGGGTGGTATCACGGTTCCTGAAGCGGATACTTTAGCCGAGTACGATTCGTTTGTTAAATCAGCGTATGCGGATTACTGCGAAGAGTACGCGAAGTTTGAAGCCCAGTTCGAGGTTGACGGCTTGAGCAAAGAGGGCTTGTTTCGGATGCAAGAGCTATCTCAAATAGTGCATCGAATGAAACGGTATCTTGCGGAGCGCGGAAGCGATAACCCGGCAGAATATGTTTTCGATTATTCGGAAACTGGGAGGTATGCTCCCTCGGTAATGTTCAGGCCGGTATACGTTGGCGACTACGCTTCTCGTTGGTTGTTTGAATACGGTGAACGCTCCCTCATGATGAGCGCGACTATTCTTGACAAAGAAATGTTCTGTAAAGATGTGGGGCTTAATCCCGCTGAAGTTTATTACGTTGCCGTTCCGAGTTCCTTTCCCGCTGAGAATCGACCAATAGTAAAAAAGTATGCCGGGAAAATGGGGTACAAGGATATAGACGCTACGCTTCCTTCGATCGTGGAAATCATTGAAGAGATTGCTGCGATGCATCCGGACAGAAAAGGGATTATACAAACGCATTCAGAAAAGATAGCAAGTTATTTGAAGCGGTATCTTGATGATCCACGCTACACGTTCAACAAGGATTACGATACACCGCAGGAGATGTTGGAGGAGCACACCAACAAGCCGGGGTCAATCATAGTAGCAAGTGGTTTACGGGAAGGTCTTGATTTGCGCGGCGACCTGAGCAAGGTTCAGATATTTTGTAAGATACCATATCCGAGTTTAGGTGATAAGGTAGTAGCAAGGAAGATGGAACTTGATCCCGAGTGGTACGGGTGGATGACCACGGTAATGTTTATTCAAGCGCTTGGCCGATCGGTGAGAAGCAGCAAAGAGCGTGCGGTAACTTATATTTTAGATAGCGGATTCCCGTGGTACTACAAGAGGTGTAGGAAGTTCATACCTGAGTACATCCGGGAATCTATTAAGTGGTAGGGAGGTAACTATGCACTTGTCAAAAACGCGTTTGGATAATCTTACGGCAACAAAGCGTTGGGAGTATCTTATCAAGGATTGTGATCCTTCCAAGCTTTCTCGTTTCTGGAAGTTCCATTGTGTGAATCCGCACATATACGAATACATCGAGCAGGAAGCGGCTTCGAGGTTTGCCGAGGGCTGGAAGAAAGCGTCGATCTGGCTGATTCTGAATATAAAGCGTTGGAGTCCGGGGAGCACCGTGGACCCGTCATCGAGCTTTAAGCTGAGTAATGATTACTTCGCTTTTTATTCCCGCTTATTGATATCCAAAAACACGAGCTACGTGAACTGGATTATCGTTAAGCCTTTGAAGGGTCAAGAGTTCGATTACAGCTCTGATTCTTTTTCAGGGAAAAATCAGTGAGCTGCTATATAGGTATTGATAACGGAGTGACAGGCTCTATCGCGTTAATATCTGATAGCACTTGTCGGTTCGCTATAATACCTGTGAAGAGTGAGCAGAGCTATACCAAAGCGAAAGCCAATATAACTCGCGTCAAGGTTTACGAGTTTGAAAAGATTTTGAGCGAGTGGGTTGCCGGTGAAACCGGTATACGCGTTTTCTTAGAGCGGCCCATGGTTAATCCCGGAAGGTTCAAGGCTACGATAAGTGCCATACGATGTTTGGAAGCCGTGCTCTGTTGCCTTGAACGCTACTCGTTGTCTTTGGAATACGTTGATTCAAAGCAATGGCAGAAAGTGCTTTTGCCGAGCGGCTGCGTGGGTGACGAATTGAAAAAGGCGTCGAAGGATATCGGCTCTAGGTTGTTTCCACAACACGCCGATGCTATAAAGAAACATGGGGATGCCGATTCCCTGTTGATCGCTGAGTGGGCAAAGAGAGGGTCCCGATGAACAAGCTAGATGATTACGCGGAGAAGCAGCAGAAAAATACTGAGCTTATGGCCCGGGTAAAATATCAAATAGATTTTAATGGGGAGACGAATGACTGGGAAGACGAGTTCCTTGAAAGCATTTTAAATCGTCTGGTAAACGGGTACACGCTTACCGATACTCAAACACGTAAGCTGGAAGAGATAGAAGAAAAGGATGCGTGATACTCTAAGCGTGCATTGTGAAAAATGTGGACGGGAAATACGCAATGTAAAACCTGAAGACATTATTAAGGAAACAGACATGGGGATTAAAGCGGTGTGTATATGCTGCGGGTATATCCAGCATATCCCGTTTGTGAAAGACAGTAGGGAGGAAAGGTTTTGAAAAGTTTATCTGATTACAAACCCTACGAGGTGGTATACATCGATGGGATGAACCTAGTATCTCGAAGCTATTTTGGGATGCCTGAGCTATCCTATCACGGGCATAAGACTGGTATACTTTTTGGGTTTACTAGGCTGGCTTTAGACTTGCGCCAAAAAAATCCCGGGATCGATATGGTGGTTGTTTGGGAAGGCTCTGATTCTTGGAGAAAGAAAAAGTACCCCATATACAAAGCGCAACGACACGATTCAAAAACTCCTGAAGAAACCAAGGAGTTTTTTGATGGTGTTGAGCAGCTAAAAAAGTACCTGCCGATCATAGGGATGCGGCAGTGCTACGCTGAGACTTACGAGGCCGATGACGTGGTGGCTACTTTAGCACCTTCCGATAAACGCAAGTCGCTTTATTCTTCAGGGGACTGGGATTGGTGGTCACTGGTAAACTTTGGGGATGTGTATTACCAGCATAGCTTCATAGTGACCAGAGAGGACATGGACAAAAAGTTTAAAAAGAAGTTCAATGCCGATCCGGTACCTGCCGATCGGTTGTGGCTATTCAAAGCGCTTACCGGTGATCCTTCAGATAACATATCTGGGGTTCCAAGGTTCCCTAAAAAATTGGCGTCTTGGTTATGCAATTCCTTGCCTCAGACCCATGATAATCTTGAGCGGAACATAGCGTTGCTGCTTCGTCGTGTCGGTAAAGATGTTTGGGAAGAAAAGCTTAGAATGAATAGCTGGATATTGAAACGTAACATAGAGTTGATAACTATGGGGGGCGTTCCTTTGGATTCCATTGTATGGGTGGATTCCAATTATTCATGCGAAGGGTTTTCTGACATTCTTTTAAAGAGTGGGATGGAAACCCTGTACGATCGATTGAAGGGTGGTTCAAAATGACGCTTCATCCAATTACGCAAGGATGCATCGCCATGGAGTACGCTGTTTTAAGCGATGAAAAGAAAATGGCAGTTTCCAATGTGGTACGCGCTGAATCGTATCTCGTGGCGGCTATGATTCCATCTGGATTATTGGTTGACTGGAAAGCAAGTCCCGGAGTTTCCGTGGCTGCTATTCTAGGCTTGATAAGCATAGGACATAAAGAATACGGGGAAGTATGGCTGGAAGAGTTGACAAGCAAGTTATCCCAGACGGAGTAGGCTACTGGCCTACCTGTCAACTTTGTGCCAAGCATTGTGCGAATTCCTCATCTGTTTGCATGGAAGGGGAAGGACCGTCCAACGCTGACGTTATGATACTGGGGGAAAACCCAAGCGCGTTCGATGACTCCATGAACCGTCCCTTCATGGATGCTATCGGTGAATACCTTAGAGATCGATTACTCGTTGACGCCAAAATACCAGAATCCAAAATACGGTTTAGTCACGCGGTTCGTTGTCATACACTTAAAGACAAGGTACCAACGGTAAGCGAAATAATGCGATGCAGGCGATACCTTGAAGCTGAAATAAAAATGGTTAAGCCAAAAGTAATCGTAGCCATGGGTAACGTTCCACTTGCGTCCATGCTGCAATCTTTTTATAAGGGCGGTGCCGAAGAGGGCACTGCGAAAAAGCAGGACAGTAAGGTAAGCGGGATTGGCCGCTGGCAAGGCAAGATGGTTTGGCTTCAGGAGTTTGGGTGCTGGCTGATGCCTACGCTGCACCCTACCGCTTGTGTTACGAAACGCGGGTATTCCAGTTATACATCCGGGTTGATTGTCGCTGATCTCAAAAAGGCATGGGCCACGAGTAAGCTTGAGTTGCCTGATGCACCTATGCCGAAATCGGTGTATGTCACTGAACCCAGAATAGCCTTAGCCGTCTTGAAACGTTTTCAAGAGTCTAAGGCGTTTGCTTTTGATATTGAAACCGGGGGTAAAGGTCGAACTATCGATAAGTGGGTGATAGGTTGCTCGTTTAGTAACCAGCCTGATTTGGGATACTATTTTAGCTGGGAAGTTTTAAACTCGCGTAGAGACATATACAATTTATTTGTTGAGCTTATATCCGGAAAAGAGTATTACAAGATAATGCATAACGGAGCTTACGAGGTCCGCATCTTGACTATGGTATACGGGATCAAGGTGAATGGCGTCAAGTATTTTGATACTATGATAGGCTGCCACCTTATAGATGAGAACTTTTCTAAACGCTTAAAGGATTTGGCTTGGCTGCACACCAAGTTTGGTGGGTATGATACTCCATTAGAAAAGTACAAAAAAGAGAACAAGATAAAAGAGGACTATTCTAAAATACCTGTTGAGCTTCTGGCACCTTACGGTTCTTATGATGCTATTGCCACGTGGATTATATATGTAACCACTAAACCGATTATGGCTATTGAAAAAGTAGAGTCGGTATTTGAAAAGATAGCCATGCCAGTTCGCCGGGTTATGAGTGACGCTGAAATAAACGGGATACGCGTTGATACGGAACTGGCTGTAAAAATAGGTGAAGCATGCAAAGAGACAATCGTGAAACTAGAACGGGAAATATATCGATGCGCGGGCAGAGAGTTTAACATCGACAGCCCGATTCAACTTCAAAAAGTTTTGTATAAGGAAATGAAGTTTGCGCCTCTGAAAGAAACAAAGGGAGGGTACAGTGCCGATAGTGATAGCATAGAGTTTATCGCTACGCAGCCTGACAGCGAGATTGCCAAGTTCCTTTTGGATCGAGCGTATACGAGCACAATGCTCGGTACCCATATCGGGCAGGCTATAGATTTTACATGGCCTGAAGATGGGAGGGCGCATACTCACTACAATCTTACCGGCGCGGTGACTGGAAGGTGCAGCGCATCGCAGCCATCCCTTCAGAATGTGCCTGCCGATAGGTTGGTACGTTCTCTTTACATTTCAAGTATAGGCAACCTGCTTGTAGAGGCAGATTTGAAGAGTGCTGAGATGGCTACCATCGCGGCGATAAGTGGTGAGCAAACTTTCTTGAAAGCTTTTGCTGAGGGTTTGGATATCCATTCAGAAACGTTCCGTAGGATTTATAACTTGCCACCTACTTATGTATGTACTAAACTGGAACGAAGGATGGCCAAGGCTATCAATTTTGGACTTGTTTATGGGATGAGCGAAATGGGCTTGGCAAAGTCTTTAGGTATAACCATCGAAGCGGCTACCGAGTTCATGGGGCTGTACTTTGAGCGCTTGCCGAACGTGGCGCGATGGATGGAAAAGCAGAAAGCATTGGTACGGAAAAACGGGTACGTGGTTTCTGTCTTTGGAAGAAAGCGAAGGCTGCCTCTTGGATTATCCGACCAATGGGGCGACATCGGGAAGGCTGAACGACAGGCGATGAATAGCCCTATACAATCCGGGGCCGCTGATTACACCTACATCGGACTGATTAGACTCAGGCAGGCTATACAGGTTCAAAGGCTACAGGGAAAAATAGTGCATACGGTCCATGACTGTGTTATCGTAGACGATCCAGAGTATGAAGTTGAAGCAATGCGTGATACAATACAAGTTGCTTTTGAGTCACCTGTGAAAGCCATGCCGGTTATCATGAAGGTGGATGTAGAAGTGAATCAGCGCTGGGGTCAAAAAAATGAATCCCGGCTGCAAGACATATTCGATTCAGTAGGCTTGAAGCTTGCTGTATGAAGGGGGAGATATGGTAATCAACGCGTGTGAGCTTGAGTCTATTTTTAAATCAGTGGGTCCCGGGTCGTTCGGGAATACTGAATACGATTCAAGAAACAATCTGGTGCTTCGCACTCTTGACGTAAGGACAACTGACCTCAGCGGGTCGGTTCGGTTGTATTTCAACAACCAGCGGGAGCAGGTACTTTCCGGTAGACGGTTTGATCCTCTGGGTTCCGGCCTCGTGCTGCTTCGCCCGGGTTCCTTTTATAGGGTGCAATCTCAGATCGAGTTTTCCGAGCCGATCCCAAAGGGGGTGACGGCAAAGATACTGCTTAACCAAGACGTGGCTGATATCATCATGCTGACTTCCGACACCTTGTACGAGGGGCATGTTGGTCCGGTCTATTTTACCATCTCCCCGTTCCGGAAGGTCGAGATAGAGAAATTGACATCTTTCGGCAGTTTGATGTTCCTGAAAGAGGGTCCCAGCCCGCTACAGGCTGCCACAGGTGAGGGTTTCGACGATGTTTCCGTGCTGGGCGGCGCTCCCGATCCGTTTAAGGGCACTACGGAGCCTTCGGAGGGCATGGGTCCAAAACAGCAAAAATCTAATAGAATGCTAAACGGTAAAAAAGAAGAGAGCACGGGCGTCAAGAAAGTATCATTATCCGGGGAGGATTGATATGCGAGTATCATTCCCAGTAAGCATTTCTACGCTACCGAGATCGGACATTTCTTCAGGGCACTCGACGTTCGATTCGGTATTGGACGAATCTCCCGGGTGTCGGCCTGTGATGGAAACCATGATATCCCGTGGGGAATCAGTATACCATTTTGGAGGCGTAGCTGAACTTTCAGGATCACGCTCTTTTGCTTTTGGTATGGCTTCGTTTAACACGTTGCATTCAAAAGGGAAAGAGCTTCTTGGAGTGGTTATACAGCCGAGGGATGAGACTCTTAGTGCGGATTTGTTTGACTGGGGGTGGTGCAGCGAATATGTTGAAGCTGCAAAGGACCCGCGTGTTGGTGTCATCGCTATAAGCTGTGGGGACAATGAGTATTCACGCATTCAGTTTATTGCCGCTTTAATTCGTAAGCTAAAGTTTGATACTACCAAGACGCACTGGCTGTACGGGTTTTATAACCCAGCAGAAATCTCCGCGTATCGATCGCTGTATTCGTCATTCATATTCAGTAAGTTTGAAATAGCTATATGCTCTACGTGCTTTGTGTATTCAATTTATACCGTCATGTTTAATCCATCCATAGGTGTGCAGCAACACATTCCCGGGGCTTGCCCTGAACGGCGCTTTGATCTGGGAATGACTACGTGGATGGGTTACGAGATGTGCCGCGACCAGCTTAGGATATTGCATAGCAACGCTGAGGTTGTTATCGGATATGCCAAAGGATCGGTGGTAGCTGAACGGTATATCGATTGTTTGGGACTACATACCTCGGGGGTGATATGAAAATCAAAAAGGTGTATTGTTTAGGTTGCGCCAAAGTATTTTATTTGGGTGGTAAGTCCACTCCGAAATGCCTAGCCATGGCTGAGTTTTCAAGCGGACCCTTACGCCGGGGCATAGACGTTGTTGGGATACGTGACGCTGAGTACGTGAATCTTTTTAATGACTGCCCTTATCGGTCAGTGTTTAGTCTTAAAATTTTAAAGATGAAGCGATGGCTTCTTTGGAGGATAAACAATGGCAACGAAGGCGAAACAATCAGAGAAGTTACCCTCAAAGAATACTCTGTCAGCGCCGAGCATAGCAGAAAAAAAAGCCGAAGCTCGGCAATTGAAGAAAAGTTCGAGCGAGAAGTCAGCGAGTATTACGAAGACGCCGGAGAAGAAATCCGCGAAGACGTTCTCGCTTTCGGGAGAGTTGATGGTGATGACATCCCCGGTCCCGATGATCCAGTCACCGGAGACGGCGTGGAAAACACCTGAGCTGCTTGTTGACACGGCGGGCAATATGTATACCAAGTCGAGCTTGGAAATAACCATAGACGATAAACGGTCGATCGTGGTTTTAGACGCTGAGCAGGTAGAACTCATAATGAAAATATTAAGGGTCGTCGAGTATGCAGACTAAGCCAAACATGGACGCGGTGCGCAACCGCGTTCGTTCCTATTTGGTTGGGACTCGATCGTTTGATATCGATCCGAATAAACCCACTGCTATTGTGCGTGCGCCGGTCGAAGTTGGGCTAAGCCGGTTTATAAGCGTCGATAATATTCCAAGGCTTGAAGACCTTCCGTTCATACCCGAGAGGATGCGTGATTTTTCTTTTAGGTACGCTACGGAGTACATGCCCGTAAAAGCTTGGGCGAATGTTTATAACGTTGATCCTGACACCATAAAAAAATGGTTGGCCCATGAGGGCGTCCGCGCATACATATCGGTTTGCAGGTATGAGCAGCGCATGTTTAATTTGGCTCAGCATTTGACCATGCAGCGAAACGTCTACAAAACTATCAATAGCATTCTTTCCCATAAGGTGACTGCGGATACCATCGGGCCTATCGTAAGCATGGCTAAGTTTGTTTATCAGATATTGCATGACCCACAAGGGGCAGGGGACCGGGCCAAGGGAGTGTTGAATATAAACCTCGGGTACGGCCAACAACAAATACCTGCCGAAAGTCCGTATGCTTCAAACGGAAATCCCTATGCCAAAGCCGAGCGCGATGTAACACCTAAACAACTTGCTGCCATGAAAGCCGATATCGAAGAGCTTGAGATACTGTATCAAGTTCTAGGTACTGAGGAACCTGATGCAGAGGTTGAATGACGCTGAAGTCTTAAACAAACTGTATACCGCTTCTCAGCGTTTGCAGGCTGCCAAGGAACAGGGGCTAAAGGATTCGTTGTCGGGTAGCCGCGCTTTGTACTGGGCGCGAAACTACCACGTGAACACCCGATTGCAGCGCATGCAGTTCAAAGACCTGTATTACCTCGTCGAGCTGTACAAGGCTATCGTGGACAATCCAAACATGGTAGTGGAGAAAAGTGTGCAGTGCGGACTTTCGGAACTTTTCATTATCATGTCGCATATCGAAGCAGGCGAGATGGGTTTGACGGTAATGTATATTTTGCCGAAATACGAATTGAGAAACCGGTTTGTAAATAACCGCATATACAAGCTGCATAAACGGATACCTCAATACAGCAAGTTTGTAATGCAGGCAGAAACAAAAGTGCATCGAACATCTTTAATGCATTTTGGTTTGGGGACGTTGGCGTATGTGGGGTCAAACGTATCCGATGAGTTTATTGAAATTCCGGTAGACTCTGCTTACGTGGATGAAAAGGATAGATGCAATCAAGCTAACCTGTTGATGATACCGGACCGCTTAACCGCGAGTCCGTATAGATATCTGCGAGAGATTGGAAACCCGACCACCGAGAGTTTTGGAATCGATGAGCGCTACCTTGAAAGCAGTCGGGCGCAGTGGCAGATAAAATGCCCGCATTGCAATAAATGGTTTGTGCCTGATTTCTGGCAGCATGTGGTCCGTGAGACTTCGACAAACAGTTTCATACCTCGGGATGTTTCTGCCGATACCGATCCGCTTTCCAATGTTGAAATAAACTTGATCCATGATTGCGGCGGCCCTGTGAATCGTTTGCAATGGGGTGAATGGGTCCACGAGTTTTCTGGAAGACAATGGAAAGGCTACCGCGTTTCAAAAGTATTCAGCAAGTTTACCACGTTGCGTGAAATGTATCGGGTGTGGACCAAAGCAGTCGGCAACGATTTAAAGACGCAGCTTTTTTATAATTCTGATTTGGGATTACCCTTCTCGTCTAAAGGATCAAAAATAACGCGAAGCTTGCTTGACTCATGCCGAAGGCTTTATGAGTGGCCGGTTAAGACGGTAGGTAATGAGCATCTTAGAATAATGGGCGTTGACGTTGGATCACACTTGCATGCTGTGCTTCGAGAGCGCGTGCGATCTCCAAACGGTGGGATGTCTTTGCGGATGATCGGGGCGTGGACGCTTCCCGGGTTTAATCAACTGGCCGAGTTGTTGCGTGAATGGAAGCCGTCTTGTTGCGTAATTGACGCCATGCCTGAAATCCACAAGGTAATGGATTTGAAGGAAGAGTTTTCCATGGTGTGGTCGAGCAGGTTTCAAAGCGATGCCACGTCTTTGGTTAAGCTGAAAGAAAAAAGGGAAGTGCGAATGGACCGGACCGCTATGCTTGATTATGTGCGTCAAGCGTTCGAGCTTCAGAATATGATATTGCCGATGCAGGCAGAGACGATAGAGGACGGCGAGTATTACGCCCACATGCAAGCGTCAACTCGTATACTTGAAGCCGACGATGACAGCCCGGAAAAATCAAGGTTTATTTGGAAAGAAGGAAGTAGACCGGATCACTTTCTTTTAGCTGAAGCGTATTGCATGCAAGCGGGGATGATTATGCCGGACCATGGTTTGTTTGACTTTTTTGAACAGGAATCCAAAGCTATGGATTCGTATGCCGATAAAGCGAATGTAGTGGCTCCGGGGCTATCCGATGCCGAGCGCGAAAACATAGCGCGTCTTCAGAACGTAACCACCGATGGATTTTTAAACCAGCAGTTCAATAAGCATGTAAATATAAACCCGCCTAAGCCTGTGGTGAACGTAGTTAAGGTGGCTGATGTTATTTCGTTCATGTACACTTCTCAAGGTTATATTGATATAGCGTTGGTTAAAAGTTCGGTTACTGAATCGGAAGAGGACATATTGAAAGTGCTCATAGGGCAGGGATACCACGAATCGAAAATACGTGGGCAGTACGTGAAATAAAAGGAGAGCATCATGGGTATTAAAGGCGCAAAGTTTTGGGATGATCGGGATCGCTTGCATAGCCAAGAGAATAATCCTACCGAGGCGTATCTAAAGGCTACGTTGAAGGAAACCAAGCTAGGATGGTTGGAATCTTGCGGTCCATCGGCGTCGGTGAATTGTCTTGACGCTTTGGGGTACGATATCGTCATTGAATGCCCCGGGGTTTTTATCCCGCAGTCTGAAGAGGTATTGATGGATTATTTCAATGATCCAAACAATAAAACAAAATTGAATGCTATCCGGGCTATGGATGAAAGTATTCCAGAAAACCGGGTGCCTCAGTATTATCCGGTTGCGGTGCAAGAGGTATTCAACGCCAAGGCAGCATTCCAATGGGGCAAGAATTTCGATTCCATTGTAACCATGCTTGTCGAAGGAAGGGCGGTCCAGCTTTGTCTTATTAAGCCCGGGCATTACATCGCGGCGGTTGCTTACGACGAAGACACCAAGGAAATCATATATCATGATTCGTGGGGTGCTCGATTCCCTGATGGCAAGGGAGGGTTTGCCCGGCGCATGTCGAAAGCGGAATACGATCAAAACGTTAAGGATTATTTTATCGTATACGTTTGACATTCTTTCAAAGCTGTTGTATATTTTAAGTTCAAGGGCGTGCGCTTCGCGCCATGCCTGCTTGCCGGTGCGATCATGGGTTACCTCCATCCGCACCGGCATTTTTTTATTCCCGCAAAAGTAATCATCCTACCAACACGTTATCTCCCCAAAATACAAAACTTGTAGCATCCCGAGGGCGTGGTATAATTAAGTTGTAGGGGAGCGAGAGAAAGCGCGGCCTCGGTGGGGACGAGAGTGAGGCAGGCCGGGAACGGTAGTCCACCACACCAGACCAAAGAGAAACCGGTAACACGGTTTGGGTCGGAACACGAAAGAGGTTCCCTGATTGAGTCGTTGAGAATTACGACGAAACCCAGAAAGGCATTTGGAGGTTTGTATGAACGGTTATATTTGCATGTATCGTGGAAAGCGGATCGAAGTAAAAAGCGATACCAGCTACCATGCGCAGCTTGAAGCTGCCAAGCAGTTCAAGGCCAAGAAGAGCTACGAGGTGGTCGTGATGCTTGCCGAGTTAAACGGTAAGCAGGTGGTTCACACTGCGGTCGATTAAGGTATCCACCTACTGCTCATTTGAAAGAGTGAGCAGAGGGGGGACACTTCCCCATGGAGGTTTTTATGTACAGCTTACAAGCACTCAAGCAGTTAAACGAGCAGGCAGCTAAGGACAGCAGAAAGCGCGGAGACGTGCCGTTTATCCCTCAGCTGAAAGCAGAGTTTAAAATCCCGAGCATCGGTGAACGATGTCCCCGGGGCTGGAAGCGGGTAAACATCAAGGAAGCGGGCCTGCCGATGCAGGGCGTTTACGAGGATGACAACCTTGGCTACGGAGCGTACTTCGTGGATTCTTCCGGATTCGGAAGCCCGAGGGAACCGGCTCTTACCGTGGATGCGTTTATGAAACTCGTAAACGATTCCGGCAAGTACGGCTACGCGATTGTCGAAGCTGGACAGTTTCAGGTAAAGATCGGGGTCTTTACTCACCGCTAAAGCATTCACCTACCGGGCATTTTAAGGAGTGCCCGGAGGGGGAATACTTTCCCACGGAGGTTTGTATGGAAGACAACAAAAGCTTTGCAAGCGCAAAGGCCAAAGAGACTATCGACAGGTACGCCGCATTCACGCCGAATGGTGAAACTACGCTTGCTGACGCCGAGAGGATGATCGTCAACAAGGAATGGTGGGATCACATCGGGGAAGCGATGGAAACCTTGTCGCATGCCTTGAACGGCAGTAATCCAAAAGAGGTAGCTCAGGCGATGTTCATTAAGGTGGCCCATGACCACCGGACGTTGCAAGCACAAACCATCGCGGCGTTCATTGAGTTCATGTCCATCTATAAAGATGCGGCATACGATCTCAGGAATAAAGCTGCGGTCGATGCCGCCACGAAAATCACTCAGTTTGCCAAGGATGCGAATCTCTACATCCCGCTTATCTGAGCGCCTATGGTAGGGGCTGGGAAACCGGCCCTCTCCATGGACGGAAAAGTCCAATGGAGGTTTCTATGAACATCGGTGATTATGTACAGGTTAAGACTTACGGGTCTTATGATAACCAGAATTACGGTGCGCATACGATGCAAATAACGGTTGGTGACATGACCATTTATTTCTCGTATCAAACGCCTATCGCGTTTCGAGCACCGGGGGTCGGTTATGTAGTCAGCGAGAATGTTTGGTCGAGGACCACTGGAAAGCATTTTGGCATGCTTCCGGGTAATCGATCGGACAGGGTGCCCAACGAAAAGTTCAATGAACTTTATCTCAAGGCGCTTTCCGAAAATGTGTATCCACCGAAAGATGAGATACGCAAGGCGATGCTGCGGCTTTCTGCCGCATCATAAGGTAGCCACCTACTGCCCACTTGAAAGAGCGGGCAGAGGGGGGATACTTCCCCGTGGAGGTTTAGTATGAGTAGAAGCGTAAATGTACCTTCCAATTCGGCTGCGGTGTTATACTTCAGTTACGACGATGACGAGGATTTCTTTTACGATACCATTTCAAGTCTATGCGCGGTTATTGGATCGGTTGACAATCGGTTTGATGCTGCCGGGGATAATGAATGGATCGGGAGAGAGGGCAGGGTAATAAGCAAATGCAGCATAGCATCAATAGTGCTGAGCGAGTATTGCGGACTTTGCTCACTTGCCATTGTTCCGAAAGAAGACGCGGATGATGATGCATGGGAACCTTTGAAAGAATGTTGGGAAGCGTTTGCAACCGAATGGTCTGAGGACTTCTTTACGAAGCTTAGAGCTAAGTTGGTTGAAGACGGATTCGGGCTTCTTAAAAGGCTTGGAACATTCAGTAACGGTGAAGGCGTTTTTGAACGCGCCTCAAGCTGAACGTCTACGATAGGCACTTCAAATGAGGTGCCCTTCGCGGATGTAAATCCGATGGAGGTTTTATGGTGTACGCTACGATGGGTCGTGATGGAAAAATAACCAACACGAAGGTTATCGATCAATCCAAGTTGACAAGTGATTGTTGGCTTGTGCAGTTCAATGGTCTTGCAGCTTGCGAGACTTGCGAAGTCAAAGGGACCAAGGAATGCGGAGGTGGTGAAACACTGAAAGCATTGAAAGGGGTTTAGTATGGAAAAAATAAACAAGGGTAAGATCAAAGAGTTTCGAGGCACGTATCAAAGCGGGCTTGGTGCTCTCATCTTGGTGGACGCTTCAGGTATCGAGCAATTGGTACCATGCGAGAATGCTCCGACTGTTCGGGCTTTGGATTTATGTTTCGGTGGCGTGATAGGTGACGCCCATGACGTGAATCAAAGCGCGATCGCCGGTAAAGAGATTTACTGGTCGCTCGATGAATACGGATTGACGCTCGGCGGGTTTACTCCGGTGGAGGAAGCCAGCAAGAAGCTTGTCAAGCTGTACGAGAGCCAGCAGGCTTGATCTCACGTGGGGGACTTTGGAAACAGAGTCCCTTGCGGGATATCGATCCCATGGAGGTAACGATGATTCAACAGCAAACGATCAAAGTCCGTACCCGATCCGGAAAGCTCATCGAGCGTAAAGCTGCGGTGGCCGATCTTGAAGACTCGATGGGTACTAAGTACAAAGTGGCCCAGATTGGAATTTGGACGTACCGGATTAAAGAGCGTGACAGCGAGGGCAATCCGGTGTGGGCTGTTTCGAGGTAAACCATAGACGTGTTGTGTAGTAACAACCTACCAACACGTTATCTCCCCAAAATACAAAACTTGTAGCATCCCGAGGGCGTG